TACGTGCACAAGTAGCAAGAGAGAGAACAAATGCCCCTAAACAAGAAGGGTAAAAAGATAAAAAGGGCCATGGCAAAAACATATGGCAAGAAAGAAGGTGCAAAAGTGTTTTACGCAAGCATAAATAAGGGTAAAATTAAGGGAGTAAAGAAAAAATGATGAATTTTTTAGTTGGCCCCATCGCAAACATGGTGGGAGATGCCGTAAAAGGCTTCGTTGAGACAAAAAAAGCCAAAGCAGATTTAAAACTGACTGAGATTAAGGCGCAGAAGAGTCTAAAAGAGCAGCAAATCGCAGGAAAAATTTCGTGGGAGGCCAGTGCGGTCGATCAAATGAAAGGCAGTTGGAAGGACGAGTTTGTTTTACTCGCACTAATGATACCTGCTATCTGTGCGTTCTTGCCTTTTATGCAACCACACATAGAACGTGGGTTCGCAATCTTAGAAACTTTACCAGAGTATTACACACATCTATTATATCTTGCGTGTTCTGTATCACTAGGCGTTAGAGCAGCACCAGGTGTTAAAAATATAATATCAAAGGCGAAAAAATGATGGGAATATGTAATAAATGCGATTGTCCGTGTCATTGCACTCAATCTTGCAATGAATGTGGGTGCGTAGGATGCACATGTAAAAATGAAGAGACTGACAAAGACAGTACCTCCTAAAAAAGGACCACAATCACAAGGGTTGAAAATCCCACCTAAAAATATACAAATAGTTAAGACAAAGAAAAAAGGACTTAACTATGAAACAAACGTATTTTAACATACCTGGGTGGTTTAATTATCATGAATCTTATGACATGATAGTTGATCAAATAGATTCAAATGGAAAGATTGTAGAAATAGGATCTTTTCTTGGACGATCGACACAATATTTAGCTACATCTCTATTTAATGCAGATAAAACTGATGTAACGATTTATTGTATTGATACATTCAAAGGGTCATCTGAACACGCTAATTTAAAATTACCATCAGATTTTTACACAATGTTTAGAGACAATCTTAAATTTTTTATAGGCAGAGATATGGTGGTGCCAATACAAGGTAGATCAGATGATCAAGAGGTATTAAATAAATTTAAAGATCAAGAGATTGATTACATAATGGTTGATGGTGCGCATGAGTATGATGCTGTCTTAGATGATATAGAAAATTGGTGGCCTAAACTTAAACCTGATGGTGTGATGTTTGGTGACGACTTCAAACTTAAATCAGTAGAAGAAGCTATAAGAAATATGATGCCTAAATTAAAAAATGAAGGTTTTAGTGTTAATGGTAGTATTGAACAGACTTGGTTTACAAGCAAAAGTAACTCTTATAAAAAATTTGAAAAAAGAGTGCCAGGAATGAATTGTTTGAAATGAGCAATATACATACAATTTTTAAAGTTGATGTAGTAGAGGGTGAGACCACTGCGGATGTTGATCAATTGGCACAATTGGTACTTCAAAATTCGCATAAACTGATTAGTTCTGATCCTAGTCATACCGAAAGTGAAGATTGTAAATGTCCTGACAGTCCTATCCTACATAAAATTGTAGATGATATACAAAATTGTACCTCTGTAAAATTAGAGGTGATATCTTATTGGGGTCATGTTCATGAAAAGAATATGAGTACTAATAAACATACACATAGACCTGCAGATCTATCTGCAGTAGTTTATCTTAAAGTTCCACCAAAAGCAGGTCAAATAGTTTTTTGGCCTACTAACGATTATAGATACACTATCCCTGCTCAAAAGGGAAGGTTTTTAATATTTCCTTCGTGGATTGAACACCACGTAACAAGGAACTTATCAGAGGAACCACGGGTTTCGGTATCATTTAATTTCAAAGTAACATCAGAGGAAAAATGAGTAACGACATCAGAGTAATATACGAATTTCAAAAACAACTTAAATTTTATAGAGAACAGCTTCATGACCATTTAACACAAGGGGTTGAAAATTACGAAGAATATAAGTATATTCAGGGTAAGTTACATATGATTGACATATGCCAACAGGAGCTTTCTCGCCTGCTGGACGAACAGGAGAAAATAGATGACTAAAACTTTATATGTGCCTGATCACATTATGGAAAAGTATAATAACCCAAATGAGGGTGTGAAGGCAGATAGAACAGAATTACAAAAATTACCAAAACCAGTCGGTTGGCGAATATTGGTATTACCCTTTAAAGCAAAACAACAAACTAAAGGTGGAGTTTTACTTACTGATAAAACAATTGAGGACTCTCAATTAACCGCATCTGTAGCATTAGTGTTAGACACGGGTGACGATGCATATAAAGATAAAGAAAAGTTTCCTAATGGACCTTGGTGTAAACAAGGTGATTGGGTCGTGTTTGGCAGATACGCAGGATCAAGACTGAAGATTGAAGGAGGAGAGGTCAGGCTATTAAATGATGATGAAATACTCGGAACCGTTGAAACACCTGAAGACGTATT